GTCATTGAGCTGCTCTCCACCGGCACAGCGTATGAGGCCGCGAGCCTCAACGTGACCGGCAAGGAGGTCCCCACGGAGAGCATAACAACTGCGGACATAGGCGAGGGCATTTCCCGGGTTGACGCCTGTATGACGGCGGCGGGGATCGTCCCCGACCTTATCTGCGCCCCCGGCTGGTCCCACGATTCCGTTATAGCGGCGCTGATGGCGACTAAGGCGGAGGCGGTCAACGGTCTTTTCAAGGCAAAGGCCATAATTGACGCCGACTGCGGCGCCGAGGGCGTCCGTTCCTATTCGGAGCTGTCCGACTACAAGAGCAAGAACAACTTCGTGGACGAGAACCAGATCCTCTGCTGGCCCATGCTGACGCTGGGGAACTACAAGTTCCATATGTCCACACAGCTTGCAGGGCTGATGGCCTCGGTGGACGCGGGCAACGACGGCTGTCCCTATGAGAGCCCCAGCAACAAGAACTTCAAGTGCGACGGGGCCTGCCTGGAGGACGGCACCGAGGTCAATCTGACCTGGGAGCAGGTAAACCTCATAGCGGGGAGCTACGGTGCGGTCACGGCCATAAACTTCATGGGTATGGGCTGGACAGCCAAAGGCAACTACACAGCCTGCTATCCTGGCAATACAGATGTCAAGGACATATTTATCCCCGTGTCCAGAACCTTTGATTGGGTGGCAAACACCCTTATCCGCACATTCTGGAGCAAGCTGGACAAGCCCATGACCCGCAGGCTCATTGACAGCATTCTGGACACAGCCAACATCTGGCTCGGAGGGCTCGTCGGGGCCGAGAAGCTGCTGGGGGCGCGGGTCGTGATGCTGGAATCGGAAAACCCGCCCACAGATTTGATGGCGGGCATTATCCGCCTCCATATCTATATCACGCCTCCCAGCCCGGCGCAGGAGATCGACTTCACTATGGAATATGACGCCAGTTATCTCGAGGCGATGCTGGCGGCTTAAAGGAGGGAAATAAAATGCCTGAACAGCCTGTAGCATATTTAAACCTTGAAGTCTACGAGGACAGTGTCAATTTTGTAGGAGTGGCCAAGGTGTCGCTGCCGGATATAACCTTTAAGGTTGAAACCATTTCCGGCGCCGGGATGCTTGGAGACCTGGAAGTGCCTCTTATCGGGATGCTGGAAAACATGGTGCTCGGAATAGATTTCCTGAGTACCACCGATGCCGCCGTTAAGCTCATGAGCCCGAGGAAGCACCAGATAGACCTTCGCGCGGCGGAGGAAAACTGGAATGTGGAACAGGCGGAGGTCGGTACCTGGGCAGACAGATTCGTATTTGTGGCCATGCCCAAGGGCATAAAACCGGGTGGCATTGCGCCGTCCACAAAAGCCGATTCCTCCGGGGAGTTTGATGTCTACTACTACGCCGCTTACAGGGACGGCGAACAGCTGTGGGAAATAGACAAGCGCAGCATGAAGTGTGTCATCGGCGGCTTTGACTACATGGCCGAGGTCCGCAAGGCACTCGGGAAATAAGACGGTAAGACCGCCCCAAACACGGGGCGGTCTCATTTTAAGCGTTTGAAAGGAGATTCACCATGGACTACACAAAAGCAACCACTGTTGAGGATTCGGCGGCTCAGGCTGAGGAGCTTGAGGCAAAGGCCAAAAAGGAGCCAGACGACGGCATATATACCCACGTCTTTAATAAGCCCTTTACCCATGAGGGGAAGACCTTCAACAAGCTGCATTTTGATTTTTGGGGGCTGACAGGTACGGACAGCATCGCCGTCCACAATGATCTGCTCCGCCGGGGCATCACCGTCGTAATCGAGGAATACACCCCCGAATATCTGGTCGGAATGGCCGCGCGCGCCTGTACCGACAGGAACGAGGACGGCAACAGAATAGTCAGCACCAAAACCTTGGAGGCCCTTCCTGTCCGCGACTTCAAGAGGATATGCAGTAAGATGCGGAGTTTTTTTCAACGTGCTCGATTCGAGGAGGAGACCTCTGGCTCCGAAAGCAATACCTGATCCTTGCTAAAAACAACAAAACATCCGCGCTTGAGTGGCGATCCCTTCCCCTCTGTGAGCTGCAAGGGTGGATAAGGGCAAACAACGATGTAATTACGGAGGAAATGGAGGCGGCAGCAGATGGCAGGAAAAAGCCATGAGATGGAATTTATTTTGAACGCCGCCCTGAACGGCGGCTTCAAAGGCACCATGACCAAGGCCCAGCAGGAGTTTGTAAAGCTGGGCAATCAGATTAAGACGCTCAACAGAGCGCAGTCGGACATTTCCTCCTACCAGAAGCAGCAGCGGGCCGTCCAGAACACCACCGCCAAGCTGGAAAACTACCGCAAGCAGTATGAGCTTCTCCAACAGGAGATCGAAGAAACTACCGGCTCGACCACCGCCCTTGAAAGAGAAAAGCTGAAGCTGGAACAGCGAATCAGCAACACAGAGGGCGCCCTTGAAAGGCAGAACCAGAGCCTGACCAACACCGGGGACAGGCTCCGGGAAGCCGGTGTAGATACCAATAACCTCACCAGCGAAAGCGCCAGGCTTGCCGCGGAGATGAACGAGCTGGCCCAAGAGCAGAGAGAGGCGGCTGACGGGGCCGAGGAATTTGGGGACAAGTCCGTTTCTGCCTTTGAAGCAGTGCAGAGCGCCCTTGCCGCCGCCGGCATAACAACAGCCCTCCGAGAAATATACGAGGGCTATATGGACTGCGTCAACATAGCCGGGGATTTCGAGGCCTCCATGTCCAGGGTGGAAGCTCTGTCGGGGGCCGGCGCGGACGAGATGCAGCAGCTCACGGACAAGGCCAAGGAAATGGGTGCGGCCACGAGGTACACGGCCCAGGAGAGCGCGGACGCCCTTGGGTATATGGCTCTGGCTGGGTGGGACACACAGAGTATGCTCGCCGGCATAGCCCCAGTGCTGAACCTGGCCACCGCAGCCAATATGGATCTGGCTCAGGCATCGGATATCGTGACCGACTACCTCACGGCTTTTGGGCTGACTGCGGCGGATGCATCGGGCTTTGTTGACAAGATGGCCTATGCGATGTCCCATTCAAACACCGATGTTGTCCAACTCGGAGAGGCCTATAAGAACTGCGCGGCCACGGCAAAATCCCTGGGCTACACCGTGGAGGACACCACGGCGGTCATTATGACTATGGCCAATGCCGGCGTAAAGGGCGGAGAGGCAGGTACGGCCCTCAACGCCATTATGACCAGACTTGCCACCAACACCAAGGACTGCGCGGACGCGCTGAGCGACTACGGCGTAGAGGTCTATGATTCGCAGGGCAACATGAACAGCCTTGCGGATATCCTGAACGGCATGTCCGGGATATGGCAGACCCTGACCGACCAGGAGCAGGCGAATTTGGCGAAGGTCATAGCGGGGCAAAACCAATATTCAGCCCTGCAGACCATTATGAACGGCTGCAGTGAAGCTGCTGCCCAGGGCGGACAGTCCTTCAACGACTACGCTGCCGCTCTTGCAAACTGCGACGGAGCGGCCGGGAAGATGGCCGCGACCATGATGGACAATCTCAACGGCGATTTGGTGCGGATGCAGTCAGCCGTTGATGCTCTAAAGACCACTATCGGGGAACAGTTTATACCGGAGATGCGGAGTATGTACAGCGCCGGAACCGATGTGGTCGACTGGCTGAATGACTTCATTCAGGCCAATCCCGCCGCATTAAAGGCCGTGGCCGCCGGCGTAACGGCAGTGGGAGCGGCCACCGCCGCCTTGACCGCTTACGCGGCTGTCAGAAAGACCGTCAAGGCCTTGGAGCTGGGTTCCCTGTTCACGGGGGGTGCGGGCGTGGTTATAGGTGTAGTGGCGGGCGTGGCAGCTCTTGCGGCCGGTATCGCGGAGCTGAATTCTGCCGCCAACGAGGGTGTCGCCTCTCTGGACGAACTGACCGAGGCCGCCAGGGAGATGGATTCCGTAATCAGCGATGCCTCGGCAGCCTATGAGGAAACAGCGTCCTCCGCACTGGCAGCGGCGAATGTGGCCGATACCTACATAAGCAAGCTGGAGGAGCTGGGCGACTATGAGAGCCTTGCAGCCGATGAACAGAGGGAATATCAGAATACCCTCGCTCTGCTCCTTCAGGTCATGCCGGAGCTGTCAAGTTCCATCAGTACAGCCACGGACCAATACGGAAGGACCACATACACTCTCGACGGCACCACTGAAGCCCTGCGCGCGAACACCGAGGCCATAAAAGAAAACGCTATGGCCCAGGCCATGCAGGATTATCTGACGGATGTCTACAAGGGCTACGCCGATGTACTGATAGAGGCGCAAAAAAACAGTATCAAGCTCACCGAGGCAGAGCAGGCCCGCGACAGTGCCAGCGCAAGGCTTGAGGCCAACCAGAAACGGTACATTGAGCTTTACGAGGAAGCCATCGACAAATCTGCTGCATACAGAAAAGAAACGGGCGAAATAGCCACTGAAACGTCCTTTCTGACCCAGGAATACTACGACCTTGGGGAAGCCATAACCAAAGACAATATCATTTTGGCTGAGGCAGAAAGGAATATTGAGGTCTATAACCAAGCCCAAGAGGAAAGCGCCGAAGCTGTGGCGGCGGCAGAAGCTGCCATTTCGGAAGCTGAGGGAGCTGTCAGGGGCCTTACGGGAGCTGTTGATGAAAGCAACGGCATGACCACAGAGCAGATAGCCCAGCAAAATGAACTCACGTCCATTATTGAAGGGACAAAGGCTGAAATCGACAGGCTTACCGCCGCTTATAATGAGGCCTACGATGCCGCGCTGACCAGCTTCAGCGGGCAGTTTGGGCTTTTCGACACAGCCCAGGCGGATCTGAGCATGACGGTTTCAAGTGCTCAAGCCGCCCTCGACAGCCAGCTCCAATACTGGCAGGCCTACGGGAACAATATAGAGATACTGAAAAGCACCTCGGCTGAAAGCCTGGGCGTCGCGGAGGCCGATTATAACATCCTCATGGGCTATGTCCAGAGCGGCAATGAGCAGGCTGCGGGGCTGGCCGCGAGTATGGCGGCGGCTATTGAAAGTGGCGATAAGGAGGCCATAGCGGGACTTGCAAAGACCATCGGAGAAATAAGCAAGGAGCAAAGCCGCGCGGCGGATCTCACCGCCGACTGGGTATCTGGTCTGAGTGAACAGATGGACGGGCTTGTGTCGGATTTTGAAAGCGATGTTCAGCGTCTGGACATGAGCGCGGATGCCTCCAGCGCCGCCAGGAGCACAATACAGGGCTATATTAACAGTGCAAACAGTATGCTTCCCCAGGTGAGAGCCGCCTTCGCCCGTTTGGCCCAGGCCGCTAAAAGTTCGCTGAGTGTGTCGGTGAGCGTTTCCCAAACAATGGGAGGCGTCAAAATGGCCGCGTATGCCTCCGGCACCGAAAGAGCCAAGAGGGGCTTTGCCATGGTCGGTGAGGACGGCCCGGAGGTGATGTTTATGGAGGGCGGGGAGAAGATTCTGAACGCCGGCCAGACGGCGGCTCTGCAGGACAGCCTTTCGTCAAGGAACACTGAGGCTATGCTTGATCCCAGGTTTTCAACTGAGAGGGCTGAAACTGCCGGAGGCAGTGCCCCTGTGATAAATATTACGTTCCGTATAGAGGGCAATGCCACCACGGAGACTGTTGAGGCCCTTCATCGCTATGAGGACGAATTCGCAGAAAAGGTGCTGGAGGTCATAGAAGAGGCCCGCATCGACACAGTGAGAAGGAGGCTCTGATGGGCAAGACATACACCACGGTACAGGGGGATATGTGGGACGGCATAGCGCAGGCCCAGCTGGGGAACACATCATACACAGACAAGCTCATGAACCTCAACCCCCAATATCTCGGATACTTCACATTCCCCGCCGGCATAACGCTGAAGCTGCCCGATCCCGCCGGGTCGGAGAGCAATAACCTGCCGCCCTGGAAGCAGGTGGCCGGATGAGCAGCCCAAACGAAGCCCGCAGGACATCGGCCCAGATATTTTTCAAAGGCGTCGATATTTCAGAGGATATGAGGCCCTATTTCCTCTCAGCCACATACACGGAGAGCGAAGAGGATGAAGCGGACGACCTTCAAATCAAGCTTCAGGACAGAAATGCAATCTGGCTTGAGCATTGGCTTGAGGACATGATAGAGGCCGCCGCCTCCAAATCCGACAAAGAGGAAACGGCGGCGACACCCCCCGCAGCGTCCCCCGCGACAGGGAGCGGCACTCTGGCCACATACAGGGTCACGGCCCGCAGCGGTCTTAATGTGCGTTCCGGGCCGAGTACGGCGTACAGCATCATCGGGGGCCTTGTGTCCGGGGCAACGGTGCAGGTGTACAGCGTAGAGAACAACTGGGCTAAGATTGAATACGGCGGTCAGGCCTATGCCTGCGCCTCATATCTCGCAAAAATAAGTGATGGAAGCCCTCCCAGCGGGGGCGGAAGCGGTGACAGTGTTTCATCCGCAGGAGATATTTTCATAGAAGAGGATGTAGGCGGCTCCGGGGCTTCTCCGTCCGCCTCCGGTTCCTCCGCTTCGCTGTCCGTCTACAAGGTGACCGCCCGCAGCGGACTGAATGTGCGCTCCGGGCCGGGTACCAATTACGGCAGAATAGGGGGCCTCACAAACGGCGCGGAGATCCAGGTGCAGAGCATAGATGGAGGCTGGGCGAAAATCGACTACAACGGCAGCACGGCCTATGCCTCCGCATCCTATCTCCAGAAGGTCAAAGACGGCTCCGGGAGCGCGGCGGAAAAGACCGGCGCCAAAGCCGAGACTGATACAAAGCTCAAGCTCAGGGCGATTTTTGTCCGGGAGAACTGGAGCGGCGGCGGCAAGGACACCCTTTTGGACTGTGGATATTTTTCGCTGGACAGCGTAAAGATAAGCGGCCCGCCGAGCGTTATCACGCTGAAGGCCGCCGCTGTCTCGTATAAGGCCAGGATCAGGCAGACGGAAAAGTCCCATGTGTGGGAGGAATTTCCCCTGTCGGGCATCGCAAAGGACATAGCCTCCGAAAACGGAATGACCCTGCTGTTTCTGTCCAGCAATGACCCCTACTACACAAGGGTGGAGCAGTTTAAGACCTGCGACATCAAGTTCCTGTCCGGGCTCTGCCACGATGCCGGGATAGCTGTTAAGGTCACAAGCAACCTCCTGATCCTGTATGAGCAGGCGGAGTTTGAGAAGAAGGATTCCGTGCTGACCGTTTCCAGGGGCGACGGCAGTTATACCAAATGGGATCTGAGCGCGGGGCAGGCGTCAGAGGAATACGATTCCTGCCGGGTGAGCTATACAGACCCGGCCACCGGAAGGTGCATATCAGCCGTGGCCAGAGTCGAGGACTCCGACCCTGAGGCGGAGGAAAACCGGCAGCTTGAGATAACTGCGAAGGTCAGCAGCGAGGCCGAGGCTTTGACCCTGGCTGAGAAGTCCCTGCGGCTCCATAACAAGTTCTCCAAAACCGTGAGTCTTACATTCCCCGGAAACCCAAACCTCATGTCTGGTCTGACAATGGAGCTTAAAAGATGGGGGGCCTTCAACGGCAAATATGCAATAAAGAAAACAGTCCATACGATCGGCAATTCCGGCTACACCACAAAGGTCGAGCTGAGAAAGATTTTGGAGGGATAGGGATGGATGCTAAAAAGACACAGTCCCGGATGGTGCAGACGGGCATAGTCACCGATGTCGATGTCGGGAAAAGAATGGCCCGCGTGAAGTTCCCCGATACCGGGAACCTGTCCGGGTGGCTCCATGTGGTTCAGCATTACGCGGCGGCGCTGAGTATTGTCCCGGACGCGGAGCATACCCACGCCATCACGGACACATACACAGGGGGCGGCTCCGCGAGTACGTTTCCCGCCCATAATCATCCGGGCTCGACCGTAACCTGGTGGATGCCGAAGAAAAATGACCTGGTACTTGTTCTTTATGTCCCCGTTGACGACGGGGACGGATTTATTTTAGGGGGTGTATAGCTATGGGGACGGTCGGATGTCTGGGGGACATGGCTTTTGAGGTCTCGGATGAAACGATAAAGACCCTTGACAATATGAAGTGGTCCGGCTCCGCGAAATACGCGACGCACCAGAGGCACGGCACACACGCGCTGACGGAGTTTGTAGGCATTGACCCGGACAAGTTTTCCTTTGATATCACCCTCTCCGCGTATCTGGGAGTAAAGCCCATGGACGAGATGGTGAAGCTCTGGAACTATGAGCGCAGCGGGCAGGCGATCCCGCTGGTTATTGGGAACAAGGCCTACGGCAAATACCGGTGGTCCGTTGTAAGCCACACAATAAAGATGGAAGCGACAGACGACGAGGGGGACATTACCAGCGCAAAGGTTTCTGTCAATCTGCAGGAATACCTGGAAGGGTGAGTGCTTATGAGCTATAAAGTCAAAGCAACGGACCTGAGCAGAATCATACTTAGCGACACGGACGAGATCAGGTCTATTTTGCAGAATGTTGCTATCATCCTCGCCACCCGCAAGGGCTCCTGCCCTCTTTACAGGGACCTCGGGCTTTCCCAGGAGTTCGTAGACAAGCCCATGCCCGTCGCAAGGGTCATGCTTCATGCTGAAATCAAGGAGGCTGTCGAGAAGTACGAGCCGCGGGTGGAGGTCGTTGGTGTGACTTTTGAGGCAGAGCCTGCCGAACCCGGCGGGCTCATTCCCGTTGTGGAGGTGAAGATAAAAGGTGAATAGCAGAAACACTGAATATCAGTTTATAGAAACGGACACGGAGAAAGTAGAGGCCCTGCTGGTATCTACCTATGAGAAAATGACGGGTGTCCGGGTGAAGCCCGCCAGCCCTGAGAAAGTGTTCATCCAGTATATAGCCGCCATCATAATCCAGGAGCGGGCGCTGAACAACTATACGGGCAATCAGAATGTACCCAGCCGGGCGGAGGGCAAGAACCTGGACGCGCTGGCCGACCTCTGCCATATCGAGGAACGACCAAAGGCTACGGCGGCGGTCTGTACCGAGAGGTTCCACATTTCAGAGGCGCAGGAAACGTCTATCCTTGTCCCGGCCGGTACCCGAGTCCGGGCCTATGGCGATTCCTATGTTTGGGAGACTGTTTCGGATGCCTATGTACCCATAGGGGAAACCTGGGTCGAAGTGCAGATCAGGTGTCAAACGGCGGGGTCGGACGGCAACGGCTACGCCATAGGTCAGATCAACACTCTCATTGACATTTTCGATTACTGCAAGGGCTGTGAGAATATAAGCGTGAGCGACGGCGGCTCGGATGAGGCTACGGACGAGGAATTTTATAACCTGATGCGGGCGAGCATGGACTCATACAGCTGTGCCGGAGCAAAGGGAGGGTATATCTACTTCGCAAAGAAGGAGTCCACGGAAATCGCCGATGTTGTGGCAAACTCCCCTGAGCCGGGAGTGGTAAAGCTGTACGTCCTGATGGACGACGGTACTGTAGCCACAGAGGAAGTAAAGAACAAGGTACTGGCCGCCTGCAGCGCCGATACACGACGGCCATTGACGGATCTGGTTCTCGTTGAGGATGCGGAGGCGGTCACCTACGATATAGCCTTTACATACTACACACAATCGGGAAGCAAGAAAAGCGCGGCAGATATCAAGTCGGATGTTGAAAAGGCCGTGAAGGAATTTACCACATGGCAGTGCGCAAAGCTGGGACGGGATATAAACCCGTCCTATTTAATTGGTCTGCTGATGGATACCGGAATCAAGCGCGTGGAGCTGACAAGCCCTGCTTTTACGGTTTTGAGGGACGGCTCGGATAAGACCGTGCCTCAGTTCGCCTCTGTTGGAGCGGTCACCGTGACGAATGGGGGCTATGAGGATGAATAAAGTCCATGGGCTCACAGCGGAAAATTTACTGGCGGTTTTGCCCCCGGTGCTTGCCGCAGATGAAAGCATGGTTGCCCTGGCGGCGGGGATCGCGGAGGTTCTGGCCGGGCGTGTGTCCGAAATAGAGAGGCTGAATATCTATTCCCGCATTGACGAGCTGCCGGAAGATCTGCTCGACATCCTGGCCTATGACTTCAAGGTGGACTGGTGGGACGCGGATTATACCTTAGAGGAAAAGCGGAGGACGCTTAAGGACAGCTGGCGGGTACACAGGATGCTGGGTACCAAGGCCGCTGTGGAAACAGCCATATCCGCGATCTATCCGTACACAAAGGTGTTGGAATGGTTTGAGTACGGCGGAGAACCGTACCATTTCAGGCTTGATATCAATATCACCGATGACCAGATAGATTCCAACAAACAGCGCCGGGTGCTGGAAAGACTGAACTATTACAAAAGCCTGCGCTCCCACAATGATGGGGTGACCTATTTCGTGGAGGCGGCGCCGGCTGTTGCCAAAGCCGCATCCGGTATTTCTGGACTTACAGAAGCCGCGCATATTTCTCTTGAGTTGAAGCCCCCTATCATCAAGCCGACCGTAAAGGCCCGTGTGGGCTCCGTGACGGCCCTGTGGGAAAGCACTACGGTATGCATGAATCTTGATACTCCCGCTGTCCAGCGCGTCACTGCGGCCCGCGCAGGGGGCGTGACGGGACTATATGAAATTTTTCAAACCAGTGCCGTGCTGCCTGACGGGGGACAGATAAAGAGCACGGCACAGCTTCGGACGGCTGTGCGCGGCGCATGGCAGGAATGCTATGTGACCGAGGCCGTCCCCTTTGAAGATAAGGTGTTAACCGCCGCCGCGCGGACAAGCGCAAAAGGCGTGGTGGCGTCGACGCAAGAAACAGCAAAGACCCATATCAAATTTTAGGAGGTTAAACTATGGCGGAACAGAGCAATATCTCGCGCTGGTCCAAAACGGCGGTGACGGACGTCGGCACCAGCCTGCTGACTGAGTTTGCGGCCGGGCGGCTCCTGACTATCACCAGCGCATTCGGCTCCGTCAGCGAGCCGGGAAGTAATCTGGCAGAGCTGACGGAGCTGCCCGATGGCAGGGCGCACCCGCTGACCATTGAGAGCGTGACCAGGACCGACGATGGAGTAACCGTGTGCATACAGGTGACGAGCCTGGGCAACCCGGAGCCCTATAAGCTGGAACAGATCGGCATATTCGCCACGGCGGACGATGCCGGGGAACCGGGAGGACTCATGGGCGGCGATAAGCTGCTGATGGTCATTGAGGACGTTGAGGACGAAAACGGCAGTAAGGGCGTGACTGTGCCGGCGGAGACTACGCAGCTTTACACATTCAAGCTGTATGCCGTTCTGACGATCACCAATAAGGAGCGTTTGGAGGTCAGCGTGTCCAGCGCGGGAATCGCCACGCTGGGGGCCGTTGAGGACGCCCTTAAGGAGCACAACGAAGATCCTAATGCACACCCCGGCATTCTCAACGGAGCACATAACGAAGACCCGGAGGCGCATCCGAACCTGACGGCACGAATCAGAGCGACAGAAATTGCCCTGAACGGGAAGGAGACCATTGTTCAGAATGGTGACCCGTCTGCGGAGACGGAGGGCGCCGAGGGGCAGCACTATGTCAATCTCGACACAGGGGCGGAGTTCGTCTGTAAGAGCGTCACGGACACCGGCTATGTCTGGGAGCCCGCAGATAATACGAAGTCCCTGCGGACGATCCTGGCGGAAACAGCGGCTACGGCGGCCCAGGCCAAGGATGTTGCTGACGGCGCGGCCCAGGCTATCGCGGCTGTCCAGAACACCATTTCGGTTATCCCATCCCAGTCCGGAAGCCTGACATATAACAAGGACGCGCAGATCCCCAGCTGGAACAATCTCGCAACCGAGATGATGGATCTGACCTATGGAGAGGAACGGACGCCAGCGGCGGATTTCCAGGGCGAGACTGACGCCGGGACGTACAAGGCATATGTTACTCCCAAAGAGAAATACACCTGGGGCGATAAATCCGCTGACGAGAAGGAAATCCTGTGGACGATTCAGAGGGCCACGATTACAACCGCACCCAGCGTGAGCGGTACTCTGAGCTATACGGGGGAGGCTCAGGCTCCTACTTGGAACAACTACGACCCGGAACAGCTTACTAAGACGGAAACAGCGCAGGTCGATGCAGGTACGCACTCTACATCTTTTGCGCCTACCAAGAACTATCAGTGGCCCGGCGGTGACACCTCGGCCCGGACGGTAACATGGTCTATTGAGAAGGCTGCAAATACTTTTTCCATTTCTCCTTCCAGTGCGCAAAGCCTGTATGTGGGTGACACAGCGGTAATCCAAGTGGACTCTAACAGCGATGCAATCATCACAGCGGAGTCCAGCAACACGGCCTATGCCTCAGTGTCCGTGGATGCTAACGCCAAAACCGTTACCATCCGGGGAATTGGAGAGGGTACAGCTGTCATTACTATTTCCAGTAAAGGAAGTACAAATTATGCTGATGCCGGA